CTTGACCTGCACTTCAACTCACGAGATATAGCCAGTCAACGCCAGCCGGTCCGGTGGCAGAATGGTTATGTAGCGGACTGCAAATCCGCGTATGTGGGTTCGATTCCCGCCCGGACCTCCACATCTCTATCAGGTCCGCAGAAATCCGGGCTTTTTCGAGCATCTTTGTAAAACTTCGCGTTGCGTTTTACAGCGGCCATCCTTTCCATCGCCTCTTGCGCCAGTTTTCGCTGATCGACAGCGCGCGTGTATCGCTCCACTTCTGAGAGCGTCTTGTGCCCCGTGATGGCCGCGATCTGGTGCGTCGTACAACCAGCTTCTGCAAGTCGCCGGGCAGCCGCTTTCCTGAGTCCGTGCCCAGATATGTCAGATGCCACACCTGCGGCATTCGCCCATTCCCTGAACTGGTTGCCGAGGCTTGCAGCGGATGCCACCCCCTGGAGGGTGTTCCCGAGCCACGTCTTGTGGTCCTCCGGTGCCAGGGCGATCACCTCGGCAAGGCTTGGATGGATCGGGATCAGAAGGTGGGTGCCTGTCTTCTGCTGAACGACAGAGATCAGTCCTTCGTTAATGCTGCCCTGCCCCATCCTGACGACATCAGAGCGCCGCTGGCCCGTATAGAGCATCAGGGCGAATGCCATGCGGGCACGCGTTCCCACCGGCCAATGCGCTTCGTACTGTGCGATCTCATCCTCGGTCCAGGTGCGTGACCCTTGCGCCTTCTCTTTCATGCGTCGGATGCCCATTGTCGGGTCAGCGGGAATCATCTCCTCCTCGACTGCATAACGGAACAGGATGCCGAGAATCGACAGCCACCGATTTGCCATAGCAGGACGGCTGGAAAACCCCTTGAGGATGCCACGGATGTGCTTCGCCTCGAAGTTCGAGAGCTGCGAATCGGCGAAGGGCTCTTTGCGCATTCGGATGATGATGTTCGAGTATGTCCTCTGCGTCGGGCCACGAAGCGACAGATATGCTGCTGTTCGCATCCAGTCGTCACATAGCCGCGCAAACGTTCCCTTGCCGCGTTCCCGCTTCGGGGGATCCGGGGGTTTGATCTGCCCGAGCGCGGCCTGATAGGCGGCCCAGAATTCCGGCGAATCGGCATCCGGCAATTTCTGGCGCGGGAGCGTCGGATGCCGGAAGTAGAGTCGGACTTTTCCATCACGCCCCTTATGGCGCTGGATGAACTTGAGGCGCACTGCAATCACCGGACAAGGTAATCCAGCGGATTGCCCATGATAGGCTCCTCATCCAAAGGCGTAGACGTCGCAAGGCTGTCGACCCATCGGTCAAGTGCGAGTCGATCCCATCCCCTCCTGCGCTCGGTCAGGCGCAGAGGCGGCACATCACGCCCGGCTGTATTCAGGAAAGACGTCCGCGACAGCCCGACATATTTGCATGCGTCGTCTAATGCGAGAACGCGCGGCATCACCTCACCCATCACCCACCTCCAATCATACGCTCGCAAACACGCATGCGCTCCCGATAAATCACCGTCGCCACGGTCAGGGCGGCGACAAGGGCATGCTCGATCCAGATCATAGCAGTGATCCCGTACGTCGCTGGCGGGATCGAGCGGCGCGCTCTGCGGCACGCTCGCAGTCAATCGCCTCGTCCAGGCAAATTTGCAGGGCGCGTTTTTCGCCTATCGTCGTGATCGCGTCCTGACGGCGGCCGATAAAGGCCAGATCGTGCGCCTCGCGATCGAGCTGCTCGATGCGGGCGCGCAGATAGGATGATGGTACCGGGCCGGTGAGCGGCGGGCGCAGCGGATCGGGCGTGCTCATGCGTGCATGCACCCTGCATCGGTCAGATACACTTCCGGGCGCGCCTGCCCAGGCCGGACATCGGCCAAGAGGACGCCTAGATAATGGATCGTGACATTTGCTCGAGATGTTTGCGCTGCGGATCGCGCGGCATTCTCGACGGCACTGTATTTGTGAGCACGCTTGATGATGATGCCATCAACGCGTGCGGAGTAGCGCCTTGGCGCTGCGCGAGCCACGATGCTCATGCGGCATCTCCCGCCCGAAAGCCCGCGCCATCGAAGCGCAGATGGAGCGTTTCATGGTGGATCGCCGAGAACGAAATATCGGCGCCGTAAGGCAATGGCATCGCGGCGGCGATGGCACATGCCAGCTCCTCGACGCTGTCCGCCGATCGCATGCGCCCGATATCCAGCGTGGTGACGATCAGATCGCTCGACGGCGGCAGATCAGGCAGATCGCCGTCCAGGCGCCATGTGTCGATCGTCTGGACCACAATCCGGGCCATGCCGAGGCGCGCCACGCGCTCAAATCCCACATCGGTCCCGATCGTAAGCCTGATCGGGTCGGGATCATTGGGATTTCCTGTCGTCAAGACTGCGCCACCCGGCACGCGCATCGCCCATGCATCGGGTGTGGCGCGCGGCGCTGGCGTCACCTCATCAAGATAGGCAGTCGGGACGTATCCCCAGGCTGGCGACGTCATGAGCGTGCCCTCCCGATGCGTCCATGCCGTTCGGCGAGCACGATGACCGGATGAGGGATTGGCGGGATGATCGAGCGGCCCTTCGCATCAGCCACAAGGCGCGCCAGCCGCGTCTCCATCCCGTCTGCTGCGGCGTCAAAGGCGCGCGCGCCATCCGGGTCATCATATCGCCGTGCAAGGGTCGCCTGATGGCGTGTCTTGTGGATGCGTGAGGCAAGCGCCGTCGCTTCGTCGCGGACGGCCAGCGGATAGGGTGTTTGATGCACGATGGTCTCCATCGCGGGGGTGCGATGAAGAAACACTAGGCATTGCCTATATTATAGTCAATAGGCGTTGCCTATCTGAATGGGTTAGTGTCCCCGTCTGGAGTTTGTGGAATATCACCACCTGCATGGACGGCCTCGAGCCGATACCCTTTAGATAGTAGGCAGTCTCGCCGAAATGCGTTTCGTGGCCCTAGCTGGTCTAATGTCCCAGCGAATGTTTCCGAATTTGGGCCAAAGGCAGTAGCCTCTTTAACCTTGCAATCAGAAATATCCACAAGTGTAGGACTAGGCGTCCAAGATAATCGTTCTTTAGGCGCGCAGGATGCGAGGAATGATAAAGTTGCGATAGCAACAAATCTTCTCATTATGCGCGTCCTATCAAATGAAAATCTATTGGAGAAATCCAAACTATTTGAGGATTAAAAATTATTGGTATGCTTTGATTAAATGAAGATAGGGCAAATGTTCCTACCTCGGGTCCTTCAATTATTGTTTTTAACAATATTCTTTCATCTTTAAGCATTACTACGGCGTCTTTGCCAATCATTTTGGCCGATGGGCGAACATACCGGTTAGGAGTTACTCCAATTATCTCTCCAGGCTTATAGCGAGGGAGCATTGATTCTCCCGATACTTCAAGCAAGATTCCACTATAACCATGGAATGGTAAGTCAATCTCGTCCGCCCGGCTGAGATCAGGCGAGACGTTGATTAGCACGCGATCTGCTGCGGAAACTGTGCCGGTGATGCGGCCAATGTCGCGTGTTTCGGCTCCGCCTATATCGCGGCTCGCGACCATGTCGTGGCCACATAGCTCTTTAAGGCTCACCCCATAAAGAGATGCCAACTTTTCTAGTCGCTCAATAGATGGCCGGCTGCGTCCAATCTCCCATTGAGCAACCGACGGCGCGGCAATTCCGAGCTTTTCGGCAACTTTAGCTTGTGACAAGCCGGTTGCCCGGCGGAGGCGTCTAAGACGATCAGGCCAACTTTCCATAGGGTGGCCTACCATTAGGCTTGACCTATGTGCGCCTAGTGATTGCCTATTGATTATCCGATAGGCGTTGCCTAGTGTTGTTGCATGATGAATGATCATGTCAGACGGATAGTCGAGGCAGCGGGCGGTCCAAGCGTTCTAGCGCGCAGGTTGGGCATAAAAATGCCGTCCATCTACTCATGGTCAAGCATTCCACCAAAACGAATGGCTGACATAGCCCAAATCACTGGCATTCCAGTCTCGGAATTACGCCCTGATTTATTCGTCGGCTCTGCTGCCAACCCAAACGAGAGCGTCGCAGCATGAAAATTATCCATGCCATCAGCCGTAATGCGCGCGGTAACTTCCGTCATGTGGATGCGGTCCGGCGGCAAGGTCAATCGGTTCTCTGTGCCCGTCCGCATCGCGAATGCCTGGGGTTTGTCATCAGCTGCATTCCTGGCGGGGCTGGTGTGCAGCTGGTCGACAATATCGATCCTGATCGAGAGTATCGCGTCAGTGAGCGCCAGTTGTTTACGTTGCTTCAGTGTCTGGCAGGCGGTCCGCCAGATACCGCACTGCCCACGCAGTCCACTGACTTTCCGTCGTGGCTGGCAGGGTTCGTAATGTGGTCTCGACCCGGATGGCGCTCGGCCCCACCATCTCGTTGGGATTTTCGTCTCCTGAGGCCCATACGCCCAAAGGGTCGGCAAAGTCCCATTCAAGCTGCGCCTGAATCTCAAACAGCTGTGAGCGGAGCTTCACATCGAGACTTTTCAGTTTCGCAACATATTTCATCAGAATCGTCCCCTTGCATGGGTGGAAACAGCAGGATGGACGATCGCGGCCGGGACGGCGAGTCCCGGCCTCTCACCAATGATCCACGGTCGCCGGACGATCATCCGGGGTGGCTCACCCGCCAGGAGATCCGGGACGTCGAGAATGGTGCTCGCGCAAAGCATTTGCCATCTTCTGAAAACCGTCGCGGAACGCGTCGAGCGTTATCTGCCCTGAAGGCGATTGCGAACTCATTTCGAAGTGCGACACGAGTCGGTCCATTGCTTCGAGGCTGTCGGGGTGTTCGCCCGCAATCTGGCCAATGGCCTGCCCCATGAGCGCGGACAGCAGCTTGATCGCCGCCTTGGCGTCGAACGGCGCATCATCATCCATCGGAATCGTCCCCTTGCGTGTGTGGAAACAGCAGGATGGACGATCGCGGCCGGGGCGACGAGTCCCGGTCGCGTCAGCGCGAAAGCACCCGAAATGACGGTTGAAACGATCAAGACGGCCACGAAAGCCGCCATCGCCGCGATCGGTGGTGTCGATGCCGCCGAGACGATCACGCGCGTCAGGCGCAGCGTGCTTTCCGACTACGGCAACCGCAATTCACCGCATGTGGTGCCGGTCGATGTCGCTATCGATCTCGACAGGTGCGCGCAGACACCTCTCATCCTCCAGGCGATGGCGCTGGCCGAGGGCTATACGCTCCTACCGATCGAAGTCGGCAAAGGCTGCGTCGCCGCCTCCATGTCAGCGATTGCCGAAAATGCAGGCCGCACGATCTCGACCGCGCTCATGGCGATCGCTGATGGCGTGATCACGCGCGAGGAAGCCGATGCCATGTTGCGCGAGCTGGCTGATCTCCTGCGCGTCGTGCAGCACGCGCAGGCTGCCGTCATGGGAGAGCGCGACCGCGTGGCCCCGTTGCCTGCGACATTGCGGGGGAACTGATGGCGCGGCCTCCATTGGATCATCAGCGCATCGACCCGGTCATCGCTGCCTATAGACGGTCCGGATTGTCGGTTGCCCGGATAGCGCTGCGCCTTGGTATCAGCCCGCGCTCGGTGGACTACGCACTACAGCGGATCAACGCGCGCGATAATTCTCTTGATCAGATGGCAGCGTGAGATGAGCGCGCGCGTCACCTCATCCGAGATATCCGCGATGCTGGCGCAGCGCATTGATGCGCTTGTGCGTGAGCTTCTGCCGGCGGGCAAGAAAAACGGGGCCGACTGGCGTTGCGGCTCTCTTGCAGGCGAGAAGGGTGGCTCGCTCGCGGTCAAATTGTCCGGTCAGAACACCGGGAACTGGACGGACCACGCGACTGGCGAATTTGGCGATGCACTGGATCTGGTATCGGCCTGTCTGACGCGTGGCAATTCGCGCGAGGCTTACAGATGGGCGCATCACTGGCTCGGCCTTGGCGATATGGGTCAGATTGAGATCCACCGGGCGCATCTCATTGCCGAAAAGCCCAAACGTGATGAGGTCGCCGACGAGATCGAAGGGCGGCGTCGTGCTTTCCGGATGTGGCTTGATGCCGCTCCTGTTACGGACGGCAGCCCCGTTCTTTCATATCTGATGGGGCGCGGCATCGACCTGTCGGTTTTCGGGCGCGTATCGCGCTCGCTTCGGTTTTCGCCCGCGCATTACTGCAATGAAGTCCGCGCTCCGTTACCGGCCATGCTGGCGGCATTTTCCGATCTGTCCGGCGCGCATGTCGCCACGCATCAGACATGGCTCGAGCAGGATGCATCCGGGCAATGGATCAAGGCGCGTCTGGACGTTCCGAAAAAGATACGAGGCCGGTGCCATGGCGCGTCGATCCGACTGCGCAATGGGGCCAGTGGGTCCAAACTTCGCGATGCGCTTCCTGGTGAAATGATCCTGATCGGTGAAGGCATTGAGACATGCCTTTCCGTTGCGGTTTTCTGTCCGGAATTTCGCGTTCTCGCGGCTGGCAGCCTTGGGAATATGGCAACGATCGATCTGCCTGACCATGTCCGCCGCGTCACCTTGCTAGCCGACAATGACGACAAGGACGCCGCCAAACGCGGCCTAGATCGCGCTGTCGAATATCATCTTTCTCAAGGCCGTGAAGTGCGTGTCGCCAGACCGCCACGCGGCAAGGATTTTAATGATGCTATCAGATGATATCCGTGCCTCGGTGCTCCATGCCGATCGGCAATTCCAGGTCATTGATGGTGGCAAACGCGGCGGGAACGAGCCGCCCGAAGAGTCTTGCGACGATGCCCCGTGCCCTGTGACGGCACTGGGCCACCTCGACGGGGAATATTATTTTCTTGATCGCGTTGGGCAGAAGCGCGTGCTTTCCGCGCGCCAGGTCGGGGCACGCCACGACCTGATGTCTTTGTTCATGGGAGATGACAAATGGCTGCGCAACGCATTTCCCAAAAAGGCGCAATGCAAGGTCAAGACAGAGGATGGCGGCGAAACGACCGAGGAAAAAGTCGTCGATTTCCGGATCAATTCCGTCGCCGCATATCTTCAGGCCGAATGCGGACGGGCTGGCCTTTTCGGCGACCATATTGCCATCCGCAAGCCTGGCGTGTGGCCAGCGGAAAACGGAATGCCCGTCGTGCATTGCGGCGATCAGGTTCTCATCGGTGATTCTTTCGTCCCCGCCGGTGCCCGGACCGGAAATCAGGTATGGGCAGCCGCGCCGCCGTCGCCACGGCCCGGCAAGCCTTGCGGGCCAGAATTGGGCAGGCATCTGGTTTCGGAAGTAAAGCGGCTTTGGAAATTCCGGACTGTCGGTGGCGAGATCGCCACGATCGGACTCCTTGGCTGCGCTTACTACGGTGCGTCCATACCATGGCGTCCGGCCGGATTTATCATCGGTGGTGCCGGTTCCGGAAAATCGTCTCTGCTTAATGTGCTGGCGTCCTGCTCGCCGCTTCATGCCTATAGTAATGACACGACCAAGGCAGGTCTGGAGCAATTGATCAATGGTCGGGCAACGCCCGCATTTATTGATGAGGCGTCAGATCGTGAGGATCAGCGCGGTGCGAAGGAGCTGCTTAATCTGCTCCTTGCCTCGTCCGGCGGATCCGGCACGCGTGGCGTGCGAGGCGGAAAGGATGGCACGGCGCGTGCGATCGAGGTCGCCGCATCGATCATCCTGGCCAGCATCGCGCCGCCGGACATGCAGGCGCAGCACCTTGGCAGGCTCACGATCATCGATCTCGATCGCCCCGACGAGGGAGCCGATCATTCGGCCGATCACGCCGAGCTGCTCGCATGGGGCAAAAAGCATGGCGCTGCATTATGGGGTCGCGCGTTGGCAGGCTGGGATCGCTACCGCGCCGCCAAACAATCCTTTCGGGATGCGCTGGCGGCGGAAGGCTGCCAGCCGCGCGAAATGGATCAGCTTGGAGCCATCATGGCTGGTTGGTGGGTGCTGACAGAGGACGGTGTGCCCGATGCACGCGGCGGTCAGATCGGTGTCGGTGCATTGCGCGAGTTTATGCGTGACACTGACGAGATCGTGCATCGTGATGCGCCCGCGCAGATGATTGCGCATCTGATGTCACAGCTCGTGATGGTCCAGAGGTCGACCGAACGCAAGTCGATAGCAGATCTCGTGGCGCGTGTGCTGGATGCCGATCCCGACAACGATCCAACTGTCAATCCTATGGCGCGATCTGTAGCTCGTGAGGTGCTTGCGCAGCATGGCATGCGCGTCGTCAGAGCGGACGAGCCGAAGGCACGGTCCGGTGCTGAAGCACCGCGAGGTTCAGAACATGATGGCTTGTGGTTTTCGCAGACTAATGCGACTCTCAAACGACTATTCGACGGCACTGCATATCAGGGTGACAAATGGCTTTACAATATTCGTCGCCTCGAAAGCGCCCGTGCCCCGAAATCCAAAGTAAGGATCGGCAACACGCCCCCGGCCCGCTGCATATGGGTAAACGCGCTCGAAATGGGGTTCGGAGAGGACGAAATGGCTTAAGTCACTGATTTTACTGCAATCGAACGTAGCCAACGTAGCCTTGAACGTAGCCAAAATAATCTAACAAAAACAGTAACGTAGCCAACGTAGCCAACGTAGCCGCATTTCACACTCGTGTAGCGTGCCGCCGGATTTGTGCGCTCGATCTCTATATACCCAATATTGGTGGCTACGTTGGCTACAATCATTATAATATATTGATATATATATGTTTTATCGTAGCCACTGAACGTAGCCAACGTAGCCACGCCATTCAGACCGAGGAAATGACAATGACATCACCATTCACGTGGCTGGATCATGGCCGTGATCTCGCCGATCAGATTGCCGAGCGTCTCGATGAGGCGGCCCGAACACTTGCCGTGCTGCCCTGTCATGGTCTTCGCCCTGCCAGCGTCAAGGCGGCGTGGCCGGATGTGGTGCAGCACTGGGTTGATCTTGAATGGCCGACCGAAAGCGACATACGCCCTCCGCGTCCGACTGGCGTGCAGATCCAGCAGATGGATGAGGCGCTAGGCTGGGTCGCACTGATCGGCAGCCATGAGACGATTTTGCGACGCGTGATCAATATGCGCCTCATCGTCCATCCGATATCACTGATGCACCGGTATAACTGGCGGCAGATTGGTGAGGCTATCGGAGTGAGCCATCACACCGCCAAGAGCCGCCATCGGCAGGCGTGCCAAGCGATCGCAAAAAAAATTGCGGTGCCTGCATTTTCTTCTTCCATTTCTTCCGTTTTTGCGCACTTATAGCCGCCATGATGTCGAGACGTGCGCCCCAAGGGTTCACGTCTTTTTTTATGCCCGGAGATCGTCACGATGCCTCGCCTGCGCAACGTCGGTCACGGGCTCACGATGGCCGATCCACGGATCGCTGCCGCCCCCGCCAAGCGCGCCGACTCGCTCTACCTCTCAAAGCCGTGGCGTGATCTTGTCGGACGGCTGATCGCAACACTCGGTCGCCAATGTGAGGCGTGCGGTCGGACCGGATGCCGGATCTACGGCGATCATGTCCACGAGCTGCGGGACGGCGGCGCGCCTCTCGACCCCTCGAACGTCCGCCTGCTCTGCGGCTCATGCCACACGGCCAAGACCGCACGGGTCCGCGCCGCCCGGACGCGGCAGGCAGTTAGCCCCGCGTCTGACGCATGACCTGACCGGCGATCCCTCCCCCCTCGCGCATGGCAGGGGGGAGTCGAAACCTTGGCCGGACAGGGGGGCGCAACCGCGCCAGCCTCACGCGCAGATTTTTCGCGTCCTATCAAAGAAATCAAGTTTATCAACATGATGGAGGGTATCATGGCGCATGGTGGTGCCCGCGAAGGCGCGGGACGTAAGGCCGGAAGCCGGAACAAAAAAGTCATCGATTGGGATGGCCCGCTGGTCGCGGACCCGGCCACGCTGTCGAGCGCGAGTGCGCCTGGCGACGACAGTCTCAGCGGCATGACGGCGGAAGAACTCAAAACGGCGTCCCCTCTGACGTTTCTGACCCGCGTTTTTCGCAACAGATCGGCGTCCGCGTCGGCGCGGCTTGCTGCTGCCAAGGACGCGCTCCCCTATGCCCATGCGCGTCTCGCGCCACCGAAAGACGATCAGCCCGGCTTTGGCGACCTATCGGGCGCGGGCGACAGTTGGGGCGATGACCTACCAGCCATGAACCGAAGGAACTGACAATGTGGGATCTGAGCCGACGCGACTGGGCGGATCGCCTGCGCGCTGGCCAGTCCCTGATGCCAGACCTCCCGCACCTCGATCGGGCGCGAGCCGATAAAGCGGTGCGGATCTTCAAGCGCCTGCGCATCCCCGACGTCATCGGCACTCCGACATTCGGCGAGGCTTGCGACAATTGGTTTTTCGAGATCGTGGCCGCGATGTTCGGCTCGTACGACAGCGCGACCGAGGATCGCTACATTCGCGAGCTCTTCCTGCTCGTCCCGAAGAAAAATAGTAAAACCACGAACGGCGCAGGCCTCATGCTCACTGCCGTGATCATGAACGAGCGTCCCCGGGCGGAATTCCTGTTCGTCGCCCCGACCAAAGAAGTCGCCGATATCGCGTTTAACCAGGCGTCGGGCATGGTGCTGGCGGATCGGAGCCTGCGCGGCGTCTTTCACCTGCAAACCCACCTCAAGCGCCTCACCTTCCTGCCAACGGGCGCAACGCTACAGATCAAATCCTTCAGCCTCGAAGTGCTCAATGGCGTCAAACCCGTCGGCATCCTCGTGGATGAGGAACACGTCATCGCAGAGCGTGCGGATGCCGCTGCCGTCATGGGCCAACTCCGGGGCGGCATCATCAGCCAGCCCGAGGGATTTCTCGTGCTGATCACCACACAGAGCAACAAGCCGCCGCGCGGCGTCTTCCGCGACGATCTGATACAGGCCCGCAAGATCCGCGACGGCGAATTGCAGAGCAACGTCCTGCCGATCCTCTACGAACTTCCTCCAGAAGTGCAGCAACCGGCAAAACTGCCAGGCGAGCCTGCGCCCTGGGAAAACCCGGACATCTGGCATTGGGTCCTCCCGAATGCCGGACGATCAGTCACCGTGCCGCGCCTCAACGAAGAATTCGTCAAGGCCAAGGCCAAAGGTATCGAGGAGCTGATCCGCTGGGCGTCCCAGCATCTGAACGTTGAAATCGGTCTGGCCCTTCGGTCGGATCGTTGGGTCGGTGCGGATTACTGGCTCGGCGCGGGCGACGACACGCTCACGCTCGAGGATCTGCTTGAGCGATGCGAGGTCGTCGTCGCCGGGATCGACGGTGGTGGCCTCGACGATCTCCTATCACTGGCGATCCTCGGGCGCGATCGGATCACGTCCGAGTGGCTGCACTGGCAGCGATCGTGGGTGTTCGAGGGCGTCCTGACCCTGCGCAAGCAGGAGGCGAGCAAGCTGCGCGATCTCGAGGCCGATGGCGATCTCATCATCGTCTCGGAGCCCGGTGACGATATCGAGCAGCTTGCCGATTGCCTGGCTCAGATCGACAGCGCCTCATCTCTCGCGCAAGTGGGGCTTGACCCGATGGGTGTGGGCGCAATCGTGGATGCGCTCGCGGCGCGGGGGATCGGTCGTGACCGCGTGGTCGGTGTCTCGCAGGGCTGGACGCTCTCCGGCTCGATCAAGACCGCCGAACGCAAACTTGCGGATGGCACCCTGATCCATGGCGGGCGGGGAATCATGGCCTGGGCGGTAGCAAACGCCAAGGTCGAGCCACGCGGCAACGCGATCATCATTACCAAACAGGGGTCGGGCAATCTCAAGATCGACCCGCTGATGGCGCTGCTCAACGCCATCACGCTGATGAGCAAAAGCCCGGAAGCGCCAAAAGGGGGCCGGGTCGATGATTTTTTAAGCACGGGGATCATAGCGATATGAGTGTGGCGTCACGCGTCCGGGACATGGCTTACAAGGCGGCAGGCGCCGCCATCATGTCCGTGGCGGGCGTCACGCTCACGGATCTGCGCCTCGGCGCATTTCTCGCGGGCGGCGCGTCCTACTCCGGGCGTGCCGTCACTGTCGATGCCGCCATGCAGCTCGATACGGTCTGGGCGTGCGTGCGTCTCATATCGGAGACGATCAGCTCGCTTCCGCTCAAGCTCTATCAGCAGACGGGCGATAATCAGTCGGTGCTCGCCAGGTCACACCCGCTCTACCAGGTGCTTGCCGTCTCGCCCAATGCGGATATGTCTCCGGTCGAGTTTTGGGGGTGCATAACCGCATCCCTGCTCGCATGGGGCAATGCGTTTGCTCAGGTTGTCCGGCGTGGCGACGGGCAGATCATCGCCCTCAACCCATTGCGACCGGACAGGATGACGGTGCGGCGAGACCCGGCAACGGGCGAGCTGATCTATACCTACTCCTATCAGGCGCAATATCTGACTCTGACAGAGGACCAGATATTCCACATCAAAGGGCTTTCGTTCGACGGGCTCATGGGGATCTCTCCGGTCACGGCTGGCTGAAATTCGATCGGCGCAGCCCTCTCTGCCGAAGAAACGTCGGGGCGAATGTTTCGCAACGGGTTGCTCTCGTCGACCTACATCTCGGCTCCGGAATACCTCTCAGGTCAACAGAAAGAGCAGGCCAAGGCAATCATGGAAGGGTATGCCGGTGCGATAAACGCAGGCAAAACCCCTCTCCTCGAAGGCGGATGGAAGGTCGAGAATATCGGCCTCGACCCTGACGCGATGCAGTTGATCGAGACCAGAACGCTCAACATCAGCACAATCTGCCGATGGTTTGCCGTGCCGCCCGTCATGATCGGCGCGATGGAGAAATCCACCGCATGGGGAACGGGAATGGAGCAGATGAACCTGTGGTTCCTGCAATACTGCCTTGTCCCCTGGCTGCGTCGCATAGAACAGGCGATCTCCCGATGCCTTTTGAGCCCGGCAGACAGGATCGATTACTTCCCGAAGTTCAACGTCGATGCCCTGATGCGCGGCGACAGCGCAGCGAGAGCGGCATTTTACCAGTCCGGGCTCCTTAACGGCTGGATGACGGCCAACGAAGCGCGCGCGAAAGAAAACCTGCCTCCGATGCCCGGTGGTGATGTGCTGACGGTCCAGTCGCAGATCATCCCCCTGACGGATGTCGGCAAGGTCGCGGTGCAACCCACGCTCAAGCCCGTGCCGGGTGGCGTGCCAACCCCCACGCCGGAACGGTCCGGCACTATCGCAGGAGGCGACGAGGATGATTGACGGCGAGTATCTGGCCGCCCCGCTGGAGGTCAAGTTCGCGCAGGGCTCCACGGACGGATCGTTCGAGGGCTATGGATCGATTTTCGGCAATCAGGACTCCCATGGCGATGTCGTGCTGCCGGGCGCGTTCGCGGCCAGCCTTGCCGAGCGCAAATCGCAGGGCCGTACGATCGCCATGCATGTCATGCACGGCGTTTTCGGCGGCGATGGCCTGCCGGTGGGCGTCTGGCAGGATGCCGCCGAGGACAGCAAGGGCCTGCATCTCAAGGGCAAGCTCTCGGGGATGGATACCGATTACGGCAAGCGCCTCTATGGGCTCGTCAAGGATGGCGCTCTCGGCGGCCTGTCCATCGGATTTTCAGTTCCGAAAGACGGCGCAATCAAGGGTGCCCAGGCCGGGGAGCCGCGTCGCCAGCTCAAGACAGTCAATCTGCATGAGGTGAGCCTTGTCGATGATCCGTCCAATGCCCTCGCGCGCGTCACCGAGATGCGCCGCCGCCTCCCTGGTCTCGAGACCAGGGCAACCGCGATGCCATCCGCCGCATCCGATGCGGTGGCCTCGGCGATCCGTCTGCATCAACAAACGCTCGCGGGCGGCAATGCGCCGACGGCGGCGCAGCGCGACGAGCTGCTCGCCCATCTCCAGGCGGCACACGAGGCCCTCACCGGGGCCAAGCTGCCCGTCAACGCCAAGAGCGCCACCTATACCGAGATGAGCGGCCTGATCGCCGATATGTCCTCGGCCCTCGGGCTGGCGCGCTCCGATGCTTTCTCCCTG